CCTCGATTCGTCACTGCTGTTCTGGACGTCCTGTCTGGACTCCAGCCGTCTTGTCCCTCGGGGACGGTCTGCGGACGGAAGAACTTCCACTCAATCTGCTGGGGCCCGAGCATTTTATGCCCGAGCTCCCTGGCTTCTTGAGAGAGGTTCAAACCGTCGCAGATACCATCCCAGATGGCAAGCCCGGCCTCCATGTATTGGAGGTCGGTTGCGGCTCGGAGATCTGTCGAGACGACCCTAAGCTCGTCCTTGACTCTGTATTCGTGCGTAGAGAAGAGCTCCTGAAGGAAGGCGTCCTCCTCGCCCCGTAAAACGGGACCGAGGATCTCATCCGACCTTAGGAGTGCGAAGAGGATGTGACGTAAACTGTGGGCGAGAGGATTTAGATCCTCGTCTCCCTTCGTGATCGCCCGGGTCTTTAGACCCGGCGTCAGAAGGATGACAGCCTGCAGGAACGGCACATGTCCTCTTTCCAACTTGTCTTTACAACGCATACGGAGTCGGTCTCGGAGGAGGGCATCGGCCGCGAGAGTTTCGTGCTCGTGATCCAGCAGCCAATCGGGTGGCTCAATCGTTGATTGAGCCACTTGGCTACTGTCATTGAACACGGAAATCAAGTGGTCCGAGTGTCCTCCCTTTGACCTGGGATGCCCCACTGAGGCTCCCGAGGACGCTGCAATCTCGTGAATTCCTAGAGCACACTTTCTGTGACGCCTGGCGAAGTCGCGTGCGAACCTTTTCAGGTCAGCACGACGATCTTCGGTGAGCGTTCCTCCAGAAGTGAGCGCATTGGAATGATCGAGCATCGCGGCGTCCGAGGTCGCCTCCTCACAAGGTTTGGGCAGTCCTCGTCCGATGAAGGTCAACTGGGCAACAGCCTCGCAGAGAGTGGTGCCTCGTGTATTCGTCTTACTTCGAACTAACCCCTGGGCTAACGCCCAGAGGGGGTTCAAGGTAGACGGTGCACGGCACCCGTCTTCTGTGAGAGTCTGTCTCAGCTGACCGACAAAGGATTTGAATTGCTTCAACCCTGTGTCGGGGCCTCGGCGGCAAACAACGAGAACAAGCCATGACGCAAGGTGCTTGAGCCCGTGGTGAATTGGCTGATCGTCTGGGAGCGTGAACGTGGAGTGGCCTCTTACGAGGACAACTGCCGCGATCAC